CGTCGAAGGATTCTATCCTACTCTCAATCAGGCAAAGCGTGAAGCAATGTTTGTTGAGTTTCTAGAGAGACTAGATCCAGACGATGCAAAACTTGTCCTAGCTATGAAGGATAAGAAGATGCCGTTTCCAGGCATCACAGTTCAACATGTTAAAGAAGCACTACCAGGGTTAATCGCAGAATGAGCAAGTCAGCACTAAAGAAGTTTAAGAAGAACGATTATTCAGATCATGAAGAATTTCACGATGATCCTCGTGAACGTGAGAACAAGCGTAAGGCTAAACGGGTTGAACGTGCCTTGCGTACAAAGGATATCTCTGCTCTATTAGAAGATGAAGAGCAAGATATTTCTGATGATATTATTGATAACAATTGGAAATATTAATGCCTATCTATAAGCTACGTAATACACAGACTGGCGAAGAGTGGGAAGAACTAATGTCTATCTCCGAGATGGAACAGAAGATCGAGGAACATCCACACGTTGAGCTACTTATTAACGGAGCGCCCATGGTCACTGGCACCATGGGCAAGAATTCCTACATGGGAAAGAGCAAAGATGCCAACGTATAAGTTCTTAAACAATGAAACTGGCGAAGAGTATGAAGACTTCATGAGCATCTCTGCTCTTGAAGTTTATCTTGAAGAAAACCCACATGTAACTCAACTCGTAAATGGCGCTCCTATGATCCATTCTGGCAGAGGCATGGCGAAACCTGACGCTTCGTTCCGTGATCTGTTGAAACATATCAAGAAGGGAAACCAAAAAGGTATAAGTAGGTCGACCATTAACACATTCTAAGGGGTAAAATGGAAGAAGAACACGGAACAAAAAGACTAACTCGTAGAGAGAAAAGACTTCTTCGCCAATCAGGTAAACAACCAAAGGAAAATTATCAAGAGAAATTAAATTTTAATCTGAGACACTTTGATCCATTGACGGAAAACCAAAGATGGACTTTCAAAGCATTCTCTGAAGATATGAATCTAATGTTACATGGTATTGCTGGAACAGGTAAGTCCTTCATGGCCATGTATCTATCTCTTAAACAAATTCTAAACAACCCAGAATGTGTTTATAAGAAAGTTGTTATTGTTAGAACAGTAGTTCCTACAAGAGACATGGGTTTCTTGCCAGGAAACAACAAGGAAAAGACAAAGGTATATGAGGCTCCTTACTATGCAATCTGTCATGAATTATTTGGCAGAGGAGACGCATACGATTATCTTAAAAATAAGAATCTCGTTGAGTTTATTTCTACATCTTTTATACGTGGTATTACTCTCAACGATTGTATAGTTATTGTCGACGAAATGCAGAACGCTACTCTTCACGAACTAGATTCTGTCATTACTCGTGTTGGTCATAACTGTAAGGTAATATTTTGTGGAGACTTTAGGCAGTCTGACTTCACAAGAGAGCATGAGAAGAATGGGCTTAACGATTTCATGAGAGTTGTTAAGAACATGAGATCATTTGAACTTGTAGAATTTGACGCTGAAGATATTGTAAGATCGGCTCTTGTAAAAGAATATATAATTCTTAAAGACAAGATGAGGATTCAAGTATGACAGAAGCTAAAGACATAATTAGAGCATGGGACTATTGGCCTGCTCCACCGTTAGGTAGAATTGCCAAGTTCCATTATGTTGATGCTGGCAGAGAACCAGATACTAATGCTACTGCGACAATGCCAGATATGCATTCATGGTTTGTTTGGGATGATGCATCAAATTCTATTCTTTATGTTGATTACGATAAGGATATGAAGTGGAAAGACACTTGGTATCTACGATACAAATTGAATTATGGTATTGCTGAATGGCGAGACGATAATATTATCGAGAAAGAAAGTATCTCTACTAAGATCTTCGGAAACAGAAACAAGGTTGTGTTCCAAGATAAGAAACCTATTTGGTGGGGAGATTACTGCGAGATCGGTAAGAAATATGAGAACAATCCAAAGTCAGATTTCTTTGCTTGTTCTCCGCCACAGATGCTCAATGGCACACAGTCATTTGTTTATGAAAGAAAGATAGACAAGTGGACTAATGCCATGGGCGAAACATATAAGGATGTTGTTACATTAGTGTATCAACAGGCATGGGGTTCAAAGATTGGTGGCGCTAGATATTGGATGGCTAGAGGCATTGGCCCAGTAGCTGTTCAATGGATTGCTACTGTTAAAGAACCAACTGGCAATAAAATAGTCGTGACCAATCGTATGGATGCGAAGTACAAGATGGAAAATGGATTTGCGAAAGATATTCAAACATAATCTAGTACCAGAAGTTGAAATTGAAACAACTTCTATAGATGGTATCCGTTACTATGTGTTACCGAGTGGAGAAAAGTTTCGCTCGGTAACAACTGTTATCTCAGAGTCAATGGACAAAACCGCACTACTAGAATGGAGAGCTAAAGTCGGTGAGGAAGAAGCTAGGAAAATTTCTACACAGGCTGCTCGACGTGGAACCGCCGTACACTCGCTCGCCGAGCGCTATGTCCTCAACGAAGAAGATTATCTTCGGGGTGCTATGCCTTCTGGAGTTGATTCTTTTAAAAGCCTTCAGACGCTCATAGATAAACACGTTGATAACATTCTAGGTATCGAACTTCCTCTCTACTCTGTTGCTTTAAAAACAGCAGGGCGATGCGATCTTATCGCAGAATTTGATGGAGTTCCTTCTATCGTTGATTTTAAAACAAGCCGTAAACTTAAAAAAGAAGAGTGGATCACCAGTTATTTTTTACAGACCACAGTCTATTCTATGATGTTTGAGTATATGTATAAAATACAAATTCCCCAGATCGCTATTATGATAGCAGTAGATCATGAAGAACCACAGCTATTCGTAAAGGATCGTGGGGATTATGTTAATAAAGTGATAGATATATTTACTGCTCGATAAATCCTATTAGACCTTCTTCATCGGTAGAATATACCGTACGTTTAATACCAAAATGTTCTATGGCTTTCTTACAGCCAGGACAAGGTTCTGCCAGTCCACTCACCCAACTACTATCGCCTTTGTTTTGTTTCTTAACACGATAGACATAAAGAGTGGCATCTTTTAGATCTTCTTCATCAACAATCTTCAACGCTTTGATGATACAATCTACCTCTGCATGTTTAAAGATCGCATCAGTATTCTTTGCGAACTTTTTCTGCAGAGGATGAGATTTATCTGAATTGAAACCGACAGAGATAATCTCGTTACGAATAACGAGACACGCTGCCAGTTTCATTTTCATGTTATTGGAGGTAGCTAGTCTACGGACAAAGTCCATATATTTTTTATCACGAGACATTACATACCATAAGAATTGGAGCGGGCGACCAGATTCGAACTGGCGACGAACAGCTTGGAAGGCTGACACTCTACCCCTGAGTTACACCCGCATTAATTACTAGAAAGCATATGAATATCGGAAATTATAAAACCTATCATGATTGTTATTCCAAAGAAACAAACAATCTTTATGATGGCGCTAGTCTTATGATCCATAATATATATCCTTTAGATGGCTGGGAAACCTGGACTCGAACCAAGATTAACGGAGTCAGAGTCCGTGGTTTTACCGATTAAACTATTTCCCAATGGTGCCTCCATCCAGAATCGAACTGAATTCTGCCGCTTACAAGGCGGCTGCATCGCCACTTATGCTTTGGAGGCATTAAACTTAATACGCAGGAACCAAACAACTCTGGACCAAATCTGCTCCACCAAACAACTGACCGAACAGATCATAAGGATCAACATACATCGCACAGTTACCAGCAGCTGCCACAGGAACATTAGTTGGGTAACCAGGAGGCGAATAAATGTTAGATGCTTCTGGAGTTGGTACATAATTATAAACAGGAACCAACGGAGCAGGCTGAACAGGAACTGCTACTGGTACCATTACTGTTGAACTAATTGGGCCTGGACCAGCAGGAACATACTCAACAGCCACAGGAACTGTCTTAACTACTTTCTTTACGACTGGCTTCTGAACATTAATATTACAGTTGTTACAGTAATCAATGTTATAATTACCAGCCATAGCAGGAGTTGCTAACACAAGAGCCAATGCTACTGCTAACTTTTTCATCTTAGTATCCGTAGTAATAAGCACGACGAGGGTTGTAGTAATAAGCCGGAGGAGCATATGGTGCGTAGTATCCACCACCATAAGGACCATAGCCGTAACCATACCCATAACCCTGCGAAGCAATTGCTCCACCAATTACACCACCAAGGATGGCAGCGCCAGCCATAGCACCATAAGCAGCACCATAACCGTAACCATAACCACCCCAGTACTGAGCGTTTGCTGGTTGAGAGATACTAATACCAAGAACTAACGCTAGAGCAACAAAGATCTTTTTCATTTTGACTCTCCAAAAGAAGTGGTCTAACCGTGGATCCACACGAGTCTATTTATAGCGACCAACCTAATTGGCTCCCGAGGAAGGACTCGAACCTCCGACAAAATCGTTAACAGCGACCTACTCTACCAACTGAGTTACACGGGAATAAAAATATAATACAACGCTCCGCAGACTGCGGCAATCCAGATTAAAGACCAACAGATATCATTGATCATATCTTTCTTTACTTGACACATCACTCGATCACAACCAATAGGATACGTTCGAGTAACTCGAGAACACTCTTTACATACATAGTAGTTGGGGAAGTTCATATCATTCATATTTATATATTACCCCAAGATGTAAAAAATGTCAAGTCTTTTTTATGGTGCTGCTGGAGAGAATCGAACTCCCAATCTATTCATTACTAATGAATT